TAACGATACTGAATTAGATTATTGGATAGACGTAAGTAATACATCAAAATATACAAGTATGAAGCCAAAGAAAATAGCTGTAGCAGTTACTAAATACGGAAATAATGATGCGATGGAAGTCGCGTTTGTTGAAGACGTTAAGTTTTACAAGATTAATCATTTCGATAAAGATGTAACACCTTATATTTTTGATATAGGAGATAAAATTCAAATAGATACGGAAAGATCATTAGTAACAATCAATGGAACAAATGCAATCGCACTAAAGGATATATTTAGTTCATTCCCTGTTATAAAAAGAGGAAAAAATGAAGTTATAATACGTCCAGCAAATGTAGGAATAGCAAAGTTAACGTATAGGGAGCGATTTAGATGAGTACACCAAGTGGAGACTTACATGTTGTTGATTTTAAAACAAATCAAATCGTTTCAGCTATACAACCAAAAGATTATTGGGATGACAAACGCCATTGGGAAATCAAGAATAATATAGATACATTAGAGTTTAGGGTGTTTGAGAATACAGATCAGGCAGCAACACTTGTACAACAAAATTTAGTATTAAAAGAAGTGCGTGGCGGTAGAATCGTTCCTTATGTCGTTACAGAAACGGAAAAAGATTCTAAAGATAGATCATTAATGGTTTATGCATCTGGTGAATGGATTCAGCTGGCTAAATCAGGAATTATCGAGCCACAAAAAATAGAAAGTAAAACATTGAAACAATGTATGGAAATAGCTCTTAAAGGGACGAAGTGGAAAATAGGTAAAACAGAACATGACGGAGCGCATTCAATGGTAATTGAAGAATTTACCGATCCATTGGATTTACTTAAGAAAATTGCCGCTTCATTTGAATTAGAAATTCAATATCGTGCTGAAGTTGTTGGTTCTAAAATTGTTGGTCGTTATGTGGATATGGTTAAGAGACGAGGACGAGATACAAGAAAAGAAATAACTTTTGGTAAAGATTTAATAGGGATTAAACGTATTGAGAATTCACAAAACATTTGTACAGCATTATTAGGTTTTGTAAAAAAAGAAAATGGAGAATTTATTACAATCTCATCCATAAATAAGGGTGTTCCTTATCTTGTGGATGATGCAGCTTACCAACGCTGGAATGAGAACGGAAAACATAAATTTGCTTTCTATACTCCACAAACGGACGAACAAAATATGTCTCCAGAAAGACTTTTAACTTTAATGAAAACGGAAATGAGTAAACTTGTGAATGCTTCCGTTTCTTATGGAGTCGATGCACAAAATATAGCAAGAATACCTGGTTTATCACACGAAGAAATCAATGAAGGAGATACAATCCGAATTATAGATGAAGGGTTTACACCCAAGTTATATCTTGAAGCGCGAGCTATTGCTGGTGATGAATCTTTTAAGGATCCTACACAAGATAACTATGAATTTGGTGATTATCGTGAAATCGTTGATCAAAATGACGAGTTGCGTAGATTATACCAAAAGATATTAAGTTCATTGTATGACAAGGTTCCACAAGAGTTATTTGACCAATTAAAAGAGAAAGTAAATGACCAAAACAAAGACATCATTGATGCTAAAGATAAAGCTGATCAGGCTCAAAAAGAAAGTCAAACTGCAAAAGATTTGGCAGAAACAACGCAGAAATATATAGAGCAGAATATGGTTGATATCATCGAACAACCAACAGCCCCTACTGAAAATTTACGTGATGGAAAAACTTTATGGATAGATAGTTCTGATCCTGAAAATAAGGTGCAGAAACTTTGGAAAGGTGGTCAATGGCAAAGGGTTACTCCGGATACAGGACCATTAAAGCAAAGTATTAAAGATGTTAAGGAAGATATTGAAACAGCTAAAACAGAATTAAATCAAAAGGTTCAAGAAGCACAGGAGCAAGCGACAGGACAATTCAACGAAGTAAAGGAAAGTTTACAAGGTGTTAGTCGCACAATTTCTAATATCGAAAATAAACAAGGTGAAATCGATAAAAAGGTGACTAAGTTCGAACAGGATTCTAATGGGTTTAAGCAATCCATTGAAACATTAACGAAAAATAGTACTGAGACTACAAGTAAAGTCAACACCTTAGTAAGTGATGTGGACGGAAATAAGAAAGTTATTTCAGAAGTTAAAGAAAGTGTAGCAAACATTAATGACGATGTTAGAAACTTGTTAATCGGTTCTAAATCCTTTGATGGAGCTTTGACCACTGCGCAAGCAGACAATCGTTGGTGGCTTAAATCAGCAGATAAAGTTAAAATTTCGAAGGATGTTTTTCAAGGAAACGCTGTTGTAGAAACTCAATCATCTTGGACTGCTTTAGCTTATAACTTCAAAGATTTAGTAGATAGAAAAGTTGTCAAAGCAGGAGATAAAGTAACCTATTCAATTTATACTCGTGTAAAGGGATTACCGGATGGTCAAGATTTACAACAAACCTTCTACTTTTCACCAGATGCTAGCGGAATTCGTCCAAATAAATCTACGAATCAATGGAAACGAGTAAGTGTTTCATTCACAGTTACAACAGGTATGATGTCATCACCAGGAACAAGTAACGAGAGTCATTTTCGTATAGAACCTGATGCAAACCCTCCTGCTGGTTGTTGGTATCAGCAAAGCTCACCGCAATTGATTATAACTATAGGTAACAAAGAATATTCATGGCGACCAGCTCCTGAAGATATTGCAGATGGTAATATTTTAACCAAGGTAACAACTGAAATAAAAGAAGAAGCAGGGAAGATAAGTGAGAAGTTAACAAGGGTAGAAACAAAAGTTAATAACGATAAATCTGGAGGACGTAATCTGTTATTAGATTCAAATACTAAATACGAAAAAACAGATTATCTAATCAATCCATATTCTCTAACTGAAAATTTTGTTGCAGGTGAGGAATATACTTTTGTAATAAAAGGAAGCGTCCCACAAGGTCAACAATTTGGAATTTGGCAGAATGGTGGTTCCAATAATGTTGGTTATGCAACAAGTGTCTATGCTAACGGAATAACTTATGTAACTTTCAAAGCTGTTGCAACTACAAGTGGGAATGAACGGAGATTAAATTTATATAATTATCCAAATAATGCTACAAAGGCAATTGTAGAATGGGTTGCTTTATATAAAGGGAATAAGCCACAGGATTGGACACCAGCTCCAGAAAATCAAGTAACAACCGATGAATTCACCAAGAAAACAACCGAAATTGAAAAAAGTGTGGATGGTGTAAAAACTACTGTATCAACTGTTCAAAAAGATCAAGGTACAATGCAAACTACCTTGAATCAAGTTAAACAGACTACAGATTCTAATTCTCAAACCATTACGACGTTATCCCAAACGCAAGGTAAACAAGGGGAGATTATTCAACAAAACACGAGTGATATCACACAGTTGAATAATCAGATGAAATCTAAAGTGTCTGATACACAAATGCAGGAATATATAGGCGGATTAGGTAGCACAAACCTATTATTTAATGCTGCATTTGAAGATCGAGTAATAAACGCTTCTACAGGTGCTGTAACAAATACAACTCCAAGTACAACAAAATGGAGCGTTGTAGGTACAGGTTCAGGGATTACAATAGTTCCTGAGAGTGCTAGGCATCATGAAGGTTACAATTCTGTCAAAATTACAGCTACAGGTCAAACCGCTAGTAAGTGGTCTGGTATCATGCAACGTGTTCCAGCTGTACAAAATGGCGGTGATTATGTATTCTCCGCTTGGGTATATGTCCAGGATAAGAATACACTTGATATTGGTGGAGCGATTAAACTTCAATTCTTTAATGGGGCAAATGCAGTTTCAACATTTGTACAAACCGAGTTTAAGGATTTATTAGTCAACAATTCTTGGGTACTAGTATCTGTTAAAATTACTTCTCCTAACGTAGCGGTAACGCATTTACAAGGTGATATATGGGTTAGACAGAACGGTACAATTTGGGTATCTCAACCCCAATTACAACAAGGATCTACTCGTTCTACATTCATGGAAAATCCAAAAGATTACGCCAACTATGACCAGCTTGTTGGTGAGATTGCTAAAAAAGTAGCTACTAGTGATTTCAATAATAAATTCACTCAAATGGAGACTACTATCAATCAGCAATCTCACCGAATTGACTTAAAGGCAGAAGCTACAAATGTTTACACGAAAATAGAAGCAGACGGTACATTTGGAAGCAAAGCTATTGTAGAATCTCATAGTTCTCAGTTATCTGTAATGAGTAATGAAATTAGCACAAGAATTAAAGCTGGTGAAATAGCTTCCGCAATTAACCAAACAGCTCAAGCTGTATTGATTCAGGCTAGGAAAATTTATCTTGACGGATACATTGAAGCAAAACACTTAAGAGCACAAGAATTAGTAGGAGTTACTATCAAAACAGCACCACAGGGTTCTAATAGTAACCACATCCGCTTAAATGCACAGGATATGACTTTATATGGAAGTGGCGCTAATCGTGCTTATCTTGGGTTTATGGAGACAACAGATGGAAGTATTCAACCTTCACTCGTCCTTGGTTCTGACAATATTAAATACAGGGGTGCAGGAGCTTTCTATATTTATCAAGCGACTCCGCGAATCAATGGATTCGAACAACCTTCTAAAGCTTGGGCTAAATTTGGAATCTCTAAAGGAGAAAACGCTGAAGGGAACAATATATGGTCATCATATATTCAAATGCAAAATGATGGTGGTCATATGGACATATATGCAGATGGGAAGTTACGTTTAAAATGTTTGAATAATATTGAGATAGAATCTGAAGGATGGACATCTGGAGCTGGTTCCTTCAGCGTGACCACAACGGAGCCTCATGCTTTTACAAATAACTGGGGACAGTTTACTTTCAAAAGAAAAGGCAGTGACTATAAAATACATTTCTTAAACGGCGCCACCGATCATGATTTAATCATGGGTAATGCAATGATAAGGTCAAGTTTTGTACAAGGTTATAACAATGGCTTGCAGATTAAAGATATGATGGGTCAGGGATGGAAAGATATAGAATTAAGAACGCTATATGCGCAAGAGGATGCGATAGCTACTCAAAATATGTGGGCAAAAGCCTTTAAGACTACATCGGCTAGAAATATGAAAGAAAATATAAAAGATATTCCTTTCTCAGCTCTTGATAAAATCATGAGTTTGGCTATAAAACAATACAACTTTAAAGACGATATGTATGATCTGTATCAAATGCGCGTGAACAAACCAGAGGAACAAACAGAACCATATACAACAAAAGAAATTGAAACCTATTTTGGTATGATTGCAGACGATACGGATGCTATATTTACAGATAAAGAGAAGCGGGCCATTAATTTATATAATACTGTTTCTATTCTTATTGCAGCTTTCCAACAGCAGTATCATCAATTTAACGAAGAGTTAACTACTGTTAAAGGTGAGAATAAACAACTAAAAGAGCAAGTTACAAAACTAACAAACGATGTGTCCACATTAACAGAATTAGTACAAAAATTAATAGACGAGAAACCAGAGCAGCCATAAGCTGGTCTTTTTTTATTATCTAAAAAAGGAGAGGAAAAGATGGATCGTATTGATGTATTATTAAAAACCTTTATTGCCACTTTTGGTGGCTTCTGTGGGTATTTCTTGGGAGGATGGGATGCAACATTGAAAGTTCTAGTAATCATGGCAGCTATCGACTATATCACAGGAGTAGTCGCGGCAGGATACAACGGAGAGCTAAAAAGTAAAGTTGGTTTCAAAGGCATCGCCAAAAAGGTGGTGCTTTTTCTTTTGGTTGGAGTGGCGACCCAGCTAGATGTGGCACTTGGAAGTAATAGTGCTATTCGAGAAGCAACAATTTTCTTCTTCATGGGTAATGAATTACTTTCACTTTTAGAAAATGCTGGTCGAATGGGTATTCCGTTGCCACAAGCTTTAACAAATGCAGTTGAAATTTTAGGTGGTAAACAAAAACAAGAAGAGAAAAAGGGAGATGTTCAATAATGGAAATCAGAAAAAAATTAGTTGACCCAAGTAAATATGGTACAAAGTGTCCGTATACAATGAATCCAGAATTTATCACAGTTCATAATACGTATAATGATGCTACAGCAGAAAATGAAGTATCTTATATGATTCGCAATGATAACCAAGTATCGTTTCATATTGCGGTAGATGATAAAGAAGCTGTACAAGGAATTCCTTTAGAACGTAACGCTTGGCATTGCGGTGATGGTGGTGGTAACGGAAATCGTAAATCTATTGGAGTTGAAATTTGCTACTCTTTAAACGGTGGGAATCGATATTATAAAGCAGAAGATAATGCAGCTATCGTTGTAGCTCAACTCATGAAACAGTACAATATTCCAATTAGTAAAGTTCGCACACACCAATCATGGAGTGGAAAGTACTGTCCTCATCGTATGTTAGCAGAAGGACGTTGGAATAGATTTATTGAAAGAGTCCAAAACGCATACAATGGAGGTGGTAAAGTAACTCCTACACCTATTCCGCCGTCAAATAACGGGACAGGTATTGCGTATATTGAGGGGAATGGCGTTAACCTTCGTAAAGGTCCGGGTACTGGATACGGGGTTATTCGTCAGTTAGGTAAAGGTGAGTCCTACGAAGTATGGGGACAATCAAACGGATGGTTAAACCTTGGAGGGGATCAGTGGATTTATAATGATTCATCATACATTCGTTATACAGGAGAAAATAAACCAGGACCTTCTAAACCTTCAAATGATGGTATTGGTGTAGTAACCATTACAGCTGATGTATTACGTGTTCGTACTGGTCCAGGAACTAGCTATGGCGTCGTGAAAAATGTGTACCAAGGTGAGAAATATCAAACGTGGGGATTTAGAGACGGTTGGTATAATGTTGGCGGTGATCAATGGGTTTCTGGTGAATATGTGAGGTTTGAAAAGTAAATATATTACTATAAAAAAGAATAGTTATATAAACAAAAATAAGAGCCGTCCTGTTGGGCGGCTTTTTTTAATATATTTACTAATTCATCGAATTTAAACTCAGTATTCAAACCGAAAGTATCCGTACATTACTAAGTACACAATAACAAAGGTAGATTGTAATATTATCCTTTTTTTTATCGAGTATCCTCTACTATAGTATCCCAAACGTCATAATTGAAAATCATAGTTACAATTTCCGCTCTAGTTGCAAAAGCATTTCCACGTGAACCATCGTAAATGAATCTGCTGATTCCGAAATTTCTGGCGTTCTCAAAGCCATTTGAAGGGTTCCATGCTTTATAACCTGTATCTCTGGCATAAATCATTCCCATCATTTCATCACGAGTTATCCAACTAGTACCTCTGGTTCCGTCTGATATCCCGCGTGACATAAGCAATTTACGAGCAGAATTATAATCATAGCCACGAGACTTTTTTATATAACGGGTAAATATTAACCAAGAATCCTGACGTGTTGCTAGACTATCACGCATGTCAGATGTAATATATCCTTTACTCTTAGCCCAATTCATTTGGTCATCTGCCCAATGAGCAGCATAGGCTTCTTTTGGTGCGACTGTTGCGAAACCTGCAGATAACATTACAGCTGCAGCAGCAACGGCCATGAATTTTTTAAGTTTTTTTAACATCTTTTCCATTCCTTCCCTATGTATTTGATACATATGCTATATTATTGTATTAAAATTATAAAGTAAATAGATATAATAGAATTTATGGTATTCTTTTAGTAATAATTTGTGAAGTTAACAAGAAAATGGAATTATATATGATGATATTTCTCGCAAAAGAATAGTTTGATAGGAAAAATAGGAGCCGTCCTGTTTGAAGTGCACCCCAATTGTTAGACACGAAAGAAAATTGGAGGTGTACTTTTTTATGGTTAAATTTTCACCAGAAGAAAAGAAGCGTCCGATAAACGAACGCCCCAAACACAAGGAAGGTAAAATCATTCCTCTTCGCATATTCTATTATAACCTTAAAACCCAATACATATTAATATAAGGTACACAATAGCAAAGGTAAACCATACTATGTAAAAGCAATGAAGCCTATGTATATGTGAAGTAAAAGTATATTGTCTTGTATTTGTATTAAAATTACTTAGTATTAGGAAGCATCCTTCTTCAGTATCTTCCTGGATAACAACATTTTGTGGTTGCTGATTTTATGAGACAAAATATTTTATAGTATAGGGATTTTATTTTTTTGCTAATTTATTTAAGGTGTTTAAATCTTCTGCTAAGCGTTCTTGAGCTCTTTGGATTTCTTCAGATGTAAGGTCACCATTTTTCATTTTATATTCAAGCCATTCAATATAGCCATTTCCTTCAGTTGGGGTAGGGCAAATATTATCAGTGGTTTTACCTATGGACATAATCGTATTATACGATTTACTATTATTATCTTCTAGCTCTTGAGCGAACAAATAAAGATTTCCTAATTTATCCATAGACAAAGAATTATTATTAGAAAATACAGCTTGTGAAGAAGAAAGGTCAACTTTCCATTTTAGCGAACCATCAGGATTTAATACGTGTATCCCATCGTTTCTCACTCCAGTATAGATTATCCCATTATTATCTAGAAGTGGAGAAAGAGTAACCAAATTATTAGTCGGGTATTTCCATTTGATAGATCCGTCTTTGTTTAATGCAAATAAATTTTTAGTACCACCAACATATATTACTTCATCTTTTTGGGATATGATAGGAGTTCCATATAAATTTTCATTTAAGTCCCATTCAGCTTGTATCGTCCCAGATGGGGAGACAACAAGTATTTTTTTAGAAAGGGTAATATAAATTTCTCCGCTTAAACCTATAGAATAGTTACCTTTTATCTCTTCAGGTAGTTTAAGCTTCCATTTTTCTTCACCGTTATTTTTATGTGCATATAAATAACTTCCAGTTATGGTATAGATTGTTCCGTCAGCAGCAATTAAATTTCCTGTAGAATATAAAGTGCTCCTCCCTAACATACTATTAGATTTCCATTTAAGTGAACCATCAGGATTATATGCTTCTAAACTAGAACCATTAGTACTATAAACATAAATAGTCCCATCTTTTCCTATAGCAGGAGTTTGATAAAACCCTTTATTTTGAGACTTCCATTTAAGTGAACCGTCAGAATTTAACGCATACAAGGGGCCAGCAGAGAAATAGATAGTATTATTTGCCCCAATAGATGCTGGGGATTTTATATTAGATTCTTGAGATGTATATTCCCATTTAAGTGAACCATCAGAGTTTAACGCATATAATTTGTGATTCATATTCCCAGCATAAATAGTTCCGTCATTTCCTATTACAGGTTGTCCTAGAAATGAATTCATACCAGTTATTCTATATTTCCATCTTATGTTATTTACATCCGTACCGTTATATGGTGAGTTGTTGGACCAATTATAAGCTAAAGGTTGATGTGCTCTAGAATCATATTCTCCTTGTTCATATTGAGAACCTTGTGGGAAAGAATTCTCGTATTTTTCTTTTTCGGCACTAATATTAGAAGAATGCGTAAAAGAAGTAATTAGTATCATTACTAAGCTTAGTAATATAAATTTTATTTTTTTCATTAATATACTCTCCTTTTTTGTTTTAATTTTTATATTTTAACATTTTTATATAGAGATTTAAATAAGAGAGAAATTAATGAGAATTTTATTATTTATCTGTACCGCAATTTTAATAAAAAAAGTGCTAACAAATTTGCAAACGAACTTGCTAACACTTATACAGAATAGACATAAATTATCGCTGATATGTCGTCTTTACAAATAGTCTTAATCAGTTAAATCACACTTATACGAAACGCTCATAAAAACCGTCTTAATATCAAGAATATAATCACCCAGATATTCCTTTACTTTTAAGACGGAAACGAGGCATGATATTGATTTCTACCTCAGAGTTTGCGTCAAATAATAAAAAAATACGGTTTGTAAAACTAAAAATACAACAAGCTACAACCGGTATGA